GGCCCGGTTGTGTGGAGTCCATCGACGACACCGCGAGCAGCACGACGGCCAGGGCGGCGATGACGTAGGCCAGGGGTTCGGTCATCGGGGGCGGGCCCATTGCGACGCCCACTCGTAGAGGGCGATGCTGGTGGCGGTGACGACGTTCAGCGACCCCACGAACCCGTACTGCGGGATCTCGATCGCGAGGTCAGCGGCGGAAAGCACGGACGCCGGGATACCGCTGCCCTCGTTGCCGCTCACGAGACACATGCGCTCGGGCAGGTCGCACGGCAGTCGGTGGGCATCGGTCGCCTGTTCCAGCGCGACGATGGTGTAGCCGTCAGCTTTTGCGGCGGCGATGGCCTCGACGAGATGCCAGCCGTATTCCGCCGGCTGCCACCGGTCGGTGCCGACGGCGGTCGCACCTGGAGACTTCAATGCCGTCAGGCGGTCCGCCATGAACGCCTCCGCCGTGCGGACCATCCCGCCGATGTTGGCCGGGTCCGTGGCGTAGGTGACCAGCCGGACGGAGTGTCGCGGCGCGGTCGGGTAGTCGGCGCGGGTCAGGTTGCGGAACGCGCGCCGCGTCATGTACCGGGTCTGCTCGCGGACGGCGGTCATGCTGACGGCCCACCCGACATCCCGGCGGCCAGGATCAACCCGAGCAGCAGCAGCGGGATGACCACGCGCTCGGCGTCGGTCGCCTTGTCCATGTCCTCGAACGCGGCGATGAGGTGACGGAGGCGGGTCACGGCAGGTACCGCTCGGCGATGGGGAGCAGCACCCCGGCGGTCCATGACAGGACGATGAGCACGCCGATCCCGAACGCTCCCCGGCCGATAGCGTTGAGCGTGCCCAGCAGGAGCGCGGAGTCGAAGCGGCGGCCGCGGATGGGGCGCCACTGGTAGGCGTGGTGGTTCATGCGGGTCATGCCGACACCGAGGTCCGCAAGCGCTGCGCTCGGATCGCGGCGTCGACCTCCCCTTTGACCAGCGCCCGCTGGGCTACCGAAGGGTGCTCGCCATACCTTTGCGTGGCGATGGCATCGATGCGGCGCTCCTTGAGCTGCAACAGCGCTTCAATCGCCTCCCACGCCCTCGGGTCGGTGCACTTCCGGCAGACCACCCCGGCCGCGTGGCTGCACGGAGCGCTCTCAGATCGGGCTCGCTCCGCGACCCGTTGCGCTTGCCGCCGCGCTGCCTCCGCCGCAGCCGCCTCTTCCGCGCGTCGCCGCCGAGTGATGCCCCGGTTCCACCAGCGACGTCGAATGGCGTCGGCCTCGGTCGCGGTGCGCTTCCGGTTGAACGCGCGGTTCCAGACCGGCCGCTCCGCCTGGATGGCAAGACGCTCGGCATCCGCAGCCGAGCTGCGTGATGGGTGCCACTCCACGGTCGAGCGCGCAATGTCCTGATACCACTCGGAGCTCGCCCGGTGCTGCCTTTGTCGAGCGACCTGCTGGAGGCTGATGCCGATGTACAGGAGCCTCCCGCTGGCATCGAAGAACCGGTAGAGCGCGGTCCGCTGGGGAGACAGAGGCTGGTCGGCGTGGTGGTTCATGCGCGGGCCGCCTCTCCGCCGACCACATGGATGCTGGCGTAGCCGGTGACCTCGCGCGCCCCGGCCGTCTCGCGGACGTCGTCGATCATCCCGCGGCCCTCCTCGATCGGACCGAGGAAGGCGAGGTTCTGGCCGACGAAGACCTTCACGGCCTGGGTCAGGTTCGCGAGCTGCTGGGCGATGAGCGTCTGGGTCTGCTCGGTGGTGACGGTCCCGGCGTCGATGTCCGCACCGTCCGCGATGCCCACCCCGAAGGCGAGCGTCACGTCGAGCATGTCGTCGTTCAGCACACGGTCGGCGCTCGTGATGACCGCCATGGCGATGGTGACCTCGGCCCGCAGGGAGGGCCCGGTGCCGTCGTTTGCGGGCATGCGCGCGTCCTCACCCACTCCAGCGCCTGCGCCCAGGTATCGACCCGGTGGACGACCTGCGCGTGGAGGTGCGGCCCGACGTGGTGGAAGACGTTCTCGGCCGGGCCGACGATCAGGACGGGGATGCCGAGCCCCAGCGCGTAGCCGAGCTCGACGTGCCGTCCGCCGGACGTGAAGCCGACATCGGGCGTCTCGGTGAACGTGATCAACAGATCCGCCGTGGTGATGTCGGCGAGGTCCTCGGCCGCGCACCGGCCGAGCGTCTCGGGATCGCTGGCGCCCTCATGGAGCCCTTCGACCCACTGGGCCGTGACGAGGATGCCGCCGAGTGCTCTGAGGTCGCGGGACCGCTCGACCATCTCCAGCCGCCGGTCGTACCGGGCGGCGAGGTACACGCGGAGCCTGCGCTGCCTGCCCACGGTCAGGCCACCTTCCGCAGCGCCACGATCGACGTCGGCTCAGGGGTGCGCTGGGTGCCGCCGTCGATGACCGTCAGCTGCGCCCGCATCGGTGTGGACCGGCCACCCCCGTCGAGCACGCGGAGGTCGTAGCGGAGCGTCATCGTCATCTGGCCCGGCGCCATGCGGTGACGCGGCAGGCGGGGCGTGCGGTTCATCGTGATGTCTCCTCTTGTGACGCAAGCTCCTGACGCCACCACTCACCGACCGTCAGGCCAGGCTTGCCTCGCCACAGTTGGCCGGACCACTCGCGCTCGGCGAATGTCACGTTCGGCACCCACTGCCAGTCGCCGTCGAGCAGGTAGAGCTCGCACCATGTGCTGAGCCGCGTGGCCAGCGATCGGGCCTGATCGGCGTTGAGGGGGCCGTACACCGCGACTGCGGCGCGCTTGCCTGTGACGCGCTCGTAGGCGAGGGCCTGCCGGACGCCGTTGGGGTAGGACGAATACGGCTCGACCTCGACGACCTGCTGGGTGCCGTAGGCGCCCACGATGATCACGTCCACCCGTCCGAACGCGACCGGGATCTCCGTCGTGCCCTTCATCTGCCGGGCGAAGTGGTCGCGCGCCTCCGCTTCCTTCTTCGGCTTGCGCAGGTGGTCCCAGAGGGCGGCCTGGTCAGGGCAGAGCGACCGGATGTCGCCACCACGATCCATTTCGGCCCGGTATGCCTCATTGAGGGCGTCGTAGGTGACAGCACTGAACCGGCCGGATCGGAGCAGCCGGGCCGTGGCATCCAGCGGCTCGCCGGTGTCGATGTCGGCGACGGGCAGGAGGCTCATGCCGTGGCCGCTTCCGGCTCACGAGGGTCTGGGAACAGGATCGCGACGGGGACGCCCAGGGCGTCAGCAGCACGGGCCTGGAAATCGGGCGAGGGCCGCCGGGTGCCATTGAGCACCTTGGTGACATAGGCGGCGCTCTTGTTCGTCTTCCGAGCGAGCCATGCACCGGACCGCTCCTGCGACTCAAGGACCGCCTGCAGGGGGTGCGCCAAGGGTCTTGCCTCCGTGTGTCAGGATATGCCGTACACGATGTCAGGGCCTACCGTAATCCCATTCCCCGGTGCTGTCAACAGCATTCGTACAGATATGGGAACGAAGGCGGACACGGCCGGTCGGAGGTTGGAGCGCTACGTCAAGCAGCGCTGGACAGCCATCGAGGGCAAGCGCGGGATGGTCGGGCTCTGCGATGCAGCAGGCATCACCCGAGAGGCGCTCTACACATGGTTCCGCGGTGACATCGAGCCCAGCCTGGGCAGCCTCGCGGTGCTGGCGCGAGCGCTCCGGGTAGAGCGCGCCGATGTGGTGGCGGCGATGGACGGCTACGACCTTGCGGCCGTCCAGCGGGAGATCATCGCTCGGGAGGTGGAGGCGGCAGTGGCGCCTCTTCGCGCACTGATGCGCGACGCAGGGCTTCTTCCAGCGGCCACAGTTCCCTCCGCAATGCCTCGCGGAGGGCGGCCTGCCAGGGAGCGAGTAGCGTGATGTCCTCCGTGACCGGTTCGGTGATGGGCGTCCTCTCCATCAGGATCTCCACATCCCGGCTCGACGGTCCTGATCCACGGAGCGGCCGGGGGTCTGGGCGAGAGGTTCGTGCCACGCTGACGCACGAAGCTGGCACAACCGAGACGGCTGACGGGCGAGATATCCACGAACCGCGGCGCTGAGGGCGAGCGGTCCACAGGTCATCAACAGGGGAGGGAAACGTTGACGCTCGCATGGCATCAGAGGCCGGGTCCGGGCAGCCCACCGGTCATCGTTCGGACGTACAAGGGCCACTCCCAGCAGGACGCGGCCAAGTGGTTCACGAAGGACGCCTCGATGTTCGGTGCGGCCGGGTACGTGCCCGTGTCGCAGTCGTGGGCGCAGGGCTCGTGGGGGTGTGGGTCGTTCGCCCTGGCTCTGCTCCTGTGCTTCCTGCTCGTCGGCATCTTCGTGTTCATCTACATGCTCGTGGTCAAGCCGGCCGGGACGCTCACCGTCACCTACCAGCGACAGCCGGGCTACTGACCCACGGCGTCACACCACCCGGTAGATGGCCGCGTTGCGGAAGTTCGCGGTCGCTCCCGCGTTGGCGGTCTGCGCCGTGATCTCCAGCACGTTCGCGACGGTCGTATCGACCGCGACCGTGGACGTCTCGGTGTTCACCCAGACGGGCGTGTTCAGCGGGTTGCTCGACTGACCGGCCGTCATCGACCCGGCGAGGCACGTGCCGCTGGCACCGGCGGTCCGCACGGTGAAGTGGAACCGGACCAGGAAGCCCTCGCTCGCCGCGCCATCCTTGATGTTCGGGGCACGGCTCCCGGCGACGTTGCCGGCCAGGGTGGTCGTGCCGATGCGGCAACGGATGGTCAGCGCCCGGTCAGCGCCGCTGCTGTTGGCGGCCGTTCCGTGGGCCTCGAGGATGTACGTCGCACCAGCCACCAGCTGATCGGCCGCGATCGCCAACCCCACGACCTGCGTCTCGCTCGTGCCGATGTTGCCGGTCGCCGTGGCGATGCTGGTCCGGGCGTTGAGGAAGTCCGCGACGGCCTGCCCCCACTGCGCCAGGATCTCGTCGCCGATGTCGATATCGTCGATCGCCATGGGGCCTCCTATGCGACCTCACAGACGACCTTGAGCTCCGGGCGCCAGCCCGAGGTTCCGTGGTCGTCGCTGTAGAACTCGATGGTGTTGGTCTTGCTCGACTCGTTGGCCGATACCAGAGCGAACCCGTGGAAGGCGCCGGCGTCGAACGCCGCCTGCACCTGCTCGGTCACGTCCACGGTGATCGTGTTGTTCTCGGTCCGGCCGATGATCTTGAGCGTCTGCGTCTCGCTCTCGATGGTCTGCTCGCCCCAGACGCAGGCGTTGCCCGAGCCGTACTGGCTGCCGATCGCGTCCGTGTACGTGCCCTCCGTGAACGACTTCTTGAGGCGCCGCACGTAGAATCTCGGCTTGCTGCCGAAGCCGACCCAGATCTGCCCCGTGGTCCGCAGGGTGAGCGTGGCCTTGCGCACCCGGATGAACCCGGACGGCTTCGAGATCGTCGGGAAATCGATGAGGGGTCGATGCTTGAAGCCCTTCCAGTAGCCGCAGGGGAGGTAGTCGCCGGCCCCGTTGCCCAGGTTCTGACCCGACGGTGAGCGCACGACGACGGCGCTCTTGGTGCTGGTCGCGGTCTGCGTGTCCAGCGTGGCCGGGGTGGGGTCGGGGTCCTCGGGCGTCGGCTCGGCGGCGCCCGCCATGTAGTTCTGGCTGACGTCCGCGGTGATGCTCATCGCCCACGCGCCCGGGGACACGTCGTGCTGGACGCCCATCACCTGCCAGGTGTCCCCGTCGAAGCTGACCCAGTCCAGCGGCTTGAGCCCGAGCACCGCCTGCTCGGTGCTGGTGATGGGGAACGTCGCGGACGTGACCTGCGGGCGGGGCGTGGCGAGTGCGGTGCGCATGTCGGTCGTGAAGTGGTCGACGTCGTCGTCCATGTAGTCGGAGATCGAGTAGGTGTTCTCGCCGTAGAGCGCCACCGAATCGGCGTCCGTCTCGTCGAGCACGACGGTGCCGCCGGCGGTGGTCATCACCCAGTGATTGATGACGCTCGACTTCAGGGTCTCCACGCGCCAGGACGCCGGCGATTCGCTGCCGACCAGGTCCAGCACGTCCACCGATGGCGACAGGATCGCGTCGCGGGTGGTCGCCACGAACGTGCCGTCCGGCTGCAGCGTGAGGATGGCGTTCGACGAACGCTCCGCGATCCCGATGTACTCAAGGAGTGTCTTGCCGCGGATGGGCACGGCATCGGCCAGGGCGTTGATGAGCTGCGGCAGGGCGGTCGCGCTGTCGCCCTCGACGATGGTGATGGGGTCCATGCCGATGAGGCGCATCACGAACGGGATGAGGGTCGCGAGCGTGTAGCCCGACGCGCTCCCGATGATGCCCGTGTACTCGCTGATGCCGAGCGCGCCCAGCCCGTCGTTCGCGACCACGGAGCCCTGATAGGCACCGGTCGCCTGGTCCTTGTCGTTCGCGATGCTCTCGAGGACGCCCCGGAACAGGGTGCGCGTCTCGGTCGTGACCAGCACCGCATCGCCGATGTCGCCGGTCGCGGCCTCGGTGAAGCCCAGGGAGACCGTGGTGGGCGACAGTTCATCGAACCAGCCACCGCTGCCGGACCGCCACGACGCGGACCGGAGCGTCGGCTGCAACACGCCGTTGATGGACACGAAGACGTTCGGGCGGTCGGCGGGCACCGCCACCGGACCCCAGTACGCCTTCGTCAGGTCGTCATCCACCGGCCCCCAGCGAGCGCCGGCGCCCCAGCGCGACGGGACGCGGATCGGAGCCATCAGCCGCGCACGCCGATGGCGCGATGGATCTCGTTGACGCCTCCGCTCTGGCGCAGCGCGTTCAGCGCCCGGGTGACGACGCGGGCGAGCTCCAGCGGGTCCGTGCCGGCGCCGGCGTTGATGGTCAGGTACACGTCGCCGCCCAGGCCGTGCTTTCCGTCGAGCGGCGTCACCACCTCGTCGTACCGGCCCTCGCCGATGTTCGCGAGGATGCCGCCGCGGCGCTTCTTGACGATGCCGCCCTCTGCCATCGGCACGCCCAGCTGGTTGCGGCCGCCCCCTGGCAGCCCGATGTTGGGGATGATGTCGCCACCGGGCCAGGACACGGCAAGCTTGGGCCAGCCGAAGGTCTGTCCCAGCACCTCGAACTGGAACGCCTCGGCGAAGGTGAACGACCCCGGGCCGAAGGATCCCAGGCTGTTCCACGTCCGAGCGATGTACGTGACCAACCCCCGGACCGCGCCCGCGATGCCATCGAAGATGGCGGACCCGATCTTGCCTGCCGTCTCCCCGATGCCGCCCAGCGCCTTGTCCAGGAACTCGCCGATGCCGCCGACGATGGTCTCGATGTCGGCCTTGAGGCGGGCGATCGTGTCGCCAGCCGACTCCCACGCTGCCGAGAAGTCGCCCTTCAGGAGGTCCGCCATGGTGCGCAGCACGCCCGACACCGCGTCAAGCACGAAGCCGAGCCCGCCCTCGACGGTGGTGCTGAACAGGTCGAACAGGGGAGCGAGCCCGGTGACCACCCCGTCGATCGCCGGCTGGAGGTTCTGCCACGCATAGGCCATGTCGTCGATGACCGCGACGAACTTCTCCAGGATGGGCTTCCCGGTCTCGGACAGCCACCCCATGAACTCCGAGAACTTCCCCCCGGTGAGCTTGTCCATCACCGAGGTCACGGCAGGCTCGACGTTGCCCCACGTGTCGTCGAGCGCCTGCCCGATGTCGCGGAGGGACGCGAGCGCGGCATCGAGGTCGCCGGTCGCGAGCGACCCGACGATGCCCTCCAGGTCCTCGTTCATGCGGTTGAACATCACGCCGATCGGGTCCATCGCCGCCGCATCCTTGGCGGCGCCCTTGACCTTCTCTCCGAGCTGCCGGATGCGCCCTTTGGCGGTGTCGGCAGTGAGGCCGAACTTGCGGACGGTGGCGGCCGACCCGGAACCTGCGCGGTCGATGAGCTTGAGCGCGGACTGCAGGTTGGGCGCCGAGCCGTTCGCGACGAGGTCCTGCGCGATCTTCAGCCGGCGCATGGCCGCGGCGCTGTTGCCGCCGGTGTTCTGGAGCGCGGTGTTGTACGCCTTCAACGCCTCGGTGTCGTCGGTGCCGAGCTTCAGGGTGCTCGCACTGATGTCGTCGATGACGCCCGCCAGCTCCTCGGCTGGGAGGCGCAGGTTCTTCCACGTCACGCCGAGCTGGCTGGCGGCCTTCTCACCCTCTCGGTAACCGGTCCATGCGTCGCCCAGAGCGTCCGTGACCGCCTCGACGCCCGTGATGACGGCGTCGAGCGCGAGGGCCTTGCCCCACTTCTTGAGCTCGGCGAACTTCTTCTGGGTGCCCTTCAGGCTCTTGTCGATGCTGCTCGTGTCGCCCAGCAGCTTGAGGAGCAGGGTGCGCTCGACGCTCATGGCTTGATCCTCGCGATGGCGTCATCGAGCGCCTCGCCGTACCGCTCGTCGATCCAGTCCGCGTTGTCACGGACCGCCGGCCAGAGGAAGTAGCCCGCGCCTTCGTCATTCCCTCGCCATGGCTGGAACTGCAGCCATTGGAGGGCCCCGAACTCGGCGCCCCACATGACGTCTCCGACGGTCTGCCGGTCACCCTCCCGTGAGTGCGTCCAGTCGGAACCGGATTCCGGCAGTTTCGACGTGCCACCCATCGCGATCTTGGGCACCCGGTCGCGTCGCGCACGGATGGTGGGAGCCACGAGCGCAGCGATACCGCCTTGCGCCTCCGCCTCTTGCCGAGCCTCCAGCGCGACCCTCTCGGACACGTCCTGAGACGCATCGCGGAGCTCCACCGTCGCGTCCTTCGGCAGCTTCCGGAGCGCCTTGTTGAGGCCCGCGACGCTCTTGAACGTCACCTTCGCCGCCATCGTCACGAACCTCCCTTCCGGCGTGTCCTGCGCTCGATCTGGCTGACGTGCCGCTCCATCGCGTCGAGCTCGCGAAGGGTGCAGCCCCGGAGCTGGGCCGGTGTCACGTGGTAGGCGAAGGCGAGGCGGGCGAACCGTCGGGCCTGCTCCGCCTTCACGGGTTTGGGTCGGCGGACTCCTCGTCGTCGCCCGAGAGGGTGACGAGCGCCTTGATCTCGGCGAGCGTCTTTCCCTTGAGGGCATCCGGGTCGGTGCCGTTGCCGGCAGCCAGGACGTGCCGGAGCACCTTCATCGTGGAGCCCTGCACGCCCCACAGGTTGAACGGGACGCCCGTGGACGCCTCGATCTCCTCGATCTGGTCGGCGGTCAAGTCGAGGGTGCTGACCGGCTTGTAGGACTCGACGACGACGTACTGCTTGACCATCGGTCAGGGCAGGTTCAGCGCGGTGAACTTGACGTCCACGTGGGACCCGACGGCATAGAGCATCCCGTCCGACTGACGCCATCCTTCGGTCGCGAACGGACCGAAGACAGCGATCCCGCCGGCCGCGATCGAGTACGTGGTGATGTCGCCCGTCCGGCCCTGCGCATCGGCTGCCGACGTGATGGTCACGGTCTGCGAACCGGCGTTCGTGTTGCGAACCACGAGGATGGTCTTGCCCGAGACGAGCGCGACCTGCACGCCGTCGGACGCGGTGCCAGGTGCCGCCTCGGTCACGGTCCGGCTGCCCGCCGCCGGCTGGAGCGACGGGTACGGACCAGGGAGGGTGTGAGCGGTCAGGGTGGTGCGTGCCATGGGTCAGGTCCCTCCTGTCAGCTGTAGGAGATGGCGTCGGTGACGATGAGCTCGAGGTCAGCCTCGATGGGCTGCCCGTGCTCGATCGGGCCGAACGGGATGCGACCGAACTTCACGGTCGCCCGGATCGCCTTGTTGACGGCGCCCTTCGGCTTGCACTCGAAGGAGCCCTCGATGTTCTTGTAGGGCACGAGCGCGTCGTACAGGTCGCCCGACCAGAGCAGGCCGAGCGTGATCATCTCGGTCTCATTGCCGAAGTCCTGGGCCTTCGGCGCGGCGAAGGTGCGCTTGTCGACGACCTCCACCTCGGTGGACGGCTCGACGGTCTTGACGTGGTCGCTGATGTCCACCACGACGCCCGAGAACGTGAACTTCGCGGTGGGGTCCTTGCAGACGATGGGGCCGGCCATGGGTGCCTCCTAGCTCCGGTGATGGATGGGGGTGGATGGAGTCACGCGGTCACCTCGACATCGAACCGGACCGCCGCGTACTTCACCCGGCCGAGCACGATCCGCTCGACCGAGCCGCCGCTGACGTTGGAGAACTCGACGACGTCAGCCAGCGCGCCCTCGATGGCGTCCTTGACCGCTGCCGCCCCGGCGATGAGCGCATCGACCTTGTCCAGCGTCACCTCCAGGTCGGCGACCCCGGCGACGATGAGCACGGGGAACGTGGCCGTGTCCAGCACGCGCCGGAACGCCCCCGAGCCGAGCTTGAACCTGGGCGGGCCCACGACGGCGTGCGACTCCGATGGGCGGCGCACCCCGCCTCGGGGTAGGGCCAGGCCTTGTCGATGCCCTCGACGCTCTCCAGGCCGGTCGCGATCGCCGCCATGGTGGCCTTGAGGCGGAGCCGCCCCATCACCAGCCTCCCCGGAAGCCGCTGGACACGCGCGCCGAGCCGACGCTGCCGCGCTTGCCAGCCTTGGGGGCGATGCGGAACGACGAGAGGTAGTGCATCGCGAGCGGGCTGATGATCGAGGGTCCGGCCGCGGGGTCGACGCCGTAGGCGGCATCGGGATCCACGCTGCCGCCGGATGCCCGGTGGGCGTTCATGGACGCCAGCACGTCCTTGTTCCTGGCGACGTAGATCGCCTGCTGGAAGGTGGCGCGCTCGATCTTGCGCGGGATGAACGGCTCGCCGTCGCCATCCACGTCGAGCTGGTCGCGCGGGAAGAGCAACGCCTGGTCCGCGTCATACGGCGCCCAGCCGGTCGCCACGTGTGCGTCGATCTCGTTGGTCGCGCGGCGCAGGAACGCCTCCTTGTCGGTGGCGTCCACCTTGCCCCACGCGATGATCTCGGGGTCCGTGGATGGCTCCTTGGCTGCCATCTCATCAGCCCCGGCGAGGGACAGGTAGGAGTCGGCGTCGGCAGCGCCCGGGGTCACGATGAGCGTCACGGGGCGGCCCTCCGGCGCACGTCGATGTACCGCTCCTCGGACGTCACCACGGCGCCCGTTCCGGTCCATCGGATGACCCACCGACCGGCCATCGTGAAGGTCATGTCGTGGTGGTAGACACCGGCCCCATCGGAGACCGGCGTGGGTGACGTGCTGGTGCCGTCGGGCGCGAGGATCTTGACCGCCACGGTGGTGTCCGTGGTGATGCCATCGGACGCCCGGAACGTCGCCCGGAAGCGCCGGCGGTCGCCGATGTCGAGGGTCGCCAGGACCGCGGTCACTCGGGCACCTCGACGAGCTCGATCTCCACGGTGCCGCCATCGGGGGCATCCGTGGCCACGACGGTCACGTCCCCGGCCGGGGTGGCGGAAGGTCGCGTGCCGTTGAACGTGACCCGAGGGTCGTTGAAGAGCACGCCCGGGTGGTCGAACAGGACCGGGTAGTCGTTGGTCACGAGACGACGTACCCAAGCTGGAAGCGGATGTCCACGGTGCCGCCGGAGGGCATCTGGGACGCCTGGACGCCCACAAGGGCCTGGCCGGTCTCGCTGACCACCAGATCCACCGTCGTGGTGTTCTGCACAGGGCGGGCGCCGATCCAGTTGAGCGTGTCCGTCCAGCCGCGGAAGCCGACCCCGGTGATGCCCTGGACGGCGTTGACGACGGTGAACGGAAGCCCGGTGATGGACAGCGACCCGCTCGCGGTGCTGTGCGTGAACGCGGAGGTCGCGACGACACACTCCACGAACACGAACCGGCCGATCCGGGTGTACCGGCCGACGCGCGTGGAGTAGGACACCGCCAGGTCGCCGGGCGTGGCGAAGGTGATGGTCGGGGTCCACGTCCCCTCGGCATACGCAGGGTAGGAGTGCGTACCGGCGGTGGCGGTTCCCGCGCTGACCGCGGACGCCGGCGTCTGCGTCTCCAGCCAGTTGATGTGGCCATAGGAGGCGGTTTTCGGCGTCACGAGGACGGTCGTGTACGTGCCCGGCAGCTTGACCCAGAGCTCCCAGTCCACCGTGGTCGTGACGTTGGTCACCACGATCGAGAAGTCGGATGCGACCCAGCCCTGCTTCGGCTGCACGAGCAGGTCGATGACGGGCTGGTTGCTGCCGTTGATGGCGCTGTTCTGCTGACCCCGGAGATGAAGGCGCTCGAAGTACCCGGCGCCGAGGTTGCCATAGGACGCGAGCTCGACGGAAGCCGACTGCTGCTCGTACTGCACGGTCAGCGAGCCCGTCGCGACCTTGACGTAATAGTTCGCGTTCCCGCTGTTCGTGGACTGGACAAGCGACCGGAGCGGCTCCGGCCTCCCATCGAGGTAGATGACCACCAGCCCCGCCCCGCGATCCCTGCGCGGCAACGGCGCCGAGTCCGACGTCGAGTAGCCGACGATGAGGTTCCGACCCGAGGCACCGTTGGTACCGGTCTCGGCACCCTTCGCCCAGAGCCCGCCGGTGCCCGGCCAGAGATTGAGGAACAGGTTGTAATTGACCGCCTGGCCCTGGAAGATGACGCTGTAGTTGGGCGCGGTGGTGTTGAACGCGCAACCGATGAACGTCACATGATCGACGGCATAGCAATCGAGCGATGTGCCCGACGAGCATCGTGTGCTCACGTTGATGAAGTTGCCGAAGAAGAACCGCGCGTCCGGGGTCGTCTGCCCCAGCGAGAACGCGCGGCCGGTCGCCGCACCGTGGGCCTGATCGACCTCGACGTTGATGAAGTCGCAGTTGTACGTGTGCTGGTTGCCGATGTAGCCAGAGACCGACGTACCACCGACCCACACGGCGGCGTCGGAGACCTTGAATAGCGTCAGGTTGCGGAACACGCCGCGCTTGAGCGCCTCGATGTGGATGCACTGCGTGGCGACGTCGTTGCCCTGGAACGACAGGTCCTCCACGCGGACGTGGTGGGCCGGCCAGTTGCCCGAGCCGACCGCCGCGCGGATGATGAGCATGGGGTTCGCGCCACCGGCGGCCGCCCAGTTCAGGATTGCACCGCCGTTCGCGCCCGCCATCGCTGCCCACCCGGACCCCGCCGGGCCCTCCAACGCGATGCCATTCGCCGACGCCACGACCAGCGATGCGGTCAGCTTGTAGGTGCCCTTCGGGAAGTACACGGTCCCGCCGCCCGCCGCGATGGCCGCGTCGATCGCGCTCTGGATCGCCTCGGTGTCGTCGGTGGCCCCGTTGCCGGTGGCCCCGTAAGCGACCACGTTGTAGACGGACGTCGGGATCCACTTCGACATCCCATCGTCCGTGCCGAGCAGCGCGGACATCGCGAAAGCGGTCGACGCCCCAGTGCCCAGCTTGATCTCAAGCGCTTCGAGAACGTCCGCCGTGTCGTTGTGCAGCCCGAGGTGGTCGCCGTCGTCGGTGAACACGTCCTCGGCGATCGTGGCCCACGAGTCGAGGCTGGCCGGGAACACCATCTCAGGCCACCAGGGTCCGCAGCGAGTAGCCGCACATGGGGACGTAGCCAGCCGAGAGTGTGGCCGGGGTCAGGTTGGTCGGGATGGCGAACGCGGTGAGGGCCTCCTGCGCCATCCCCGCCATGCGCAGTGCGACGCCCGACGGAGCGCCACGGAACATCGTCCCCGTGTTGTTGTCCATCGCCAGCAGGAGGTAGTAGTCGCCGGCAGCCAGGGTGGTGTCCGTGATGTCCGCTTCCTGAACGACGCTCGTCCCGGACTGCGCGGTCGAGGCGGTCTGCACGAGGACCAATCCATCGGACTGGCGCGCGACCGCGGCCTTGACGTTGCCCGACACCGACGAGCCGTTGAACCACCAGAGCTTCGCGATCGTGATGGGCTCGGGCACGACGAACGGCAGCAGCAGCGCGCGGTTCGCGGCGGGCCACGCGCCCGAGCCAGGGGCCGAGTTCAGGAAGATGCCGAAGCCACCGAAGGCGTCGTCGTAGGGGTTCGAGAGCACGAGGGACATCAGAGGCTCGCGATCCGGGACAGCCCGAAGGCCGGGATGATGGTCTGGGTGCAGGCGACGGGGGCCGCGGTCGCTGGCAGTGGGAAGGCGCTCGCCTGCTGCGCGCACCCGAGCGCCGCGAGCACCCCGGCGGTGATGCTGCCGATGGCGCTCACCGTGCCCACGTTGTTGTCGAACGACAGGCCGAGGTAGTAGCGGCCGCGGCGCAGGGTGAGCGCCAGTGCCGCGAGCTGCGGTGCAGCCGTCCCGGACTGCGCGGTCGAGCCGAGGCTGGCTAGCCGGTTCCAGTTCTCGTCGTAGACGCCGATGTCGAGGTTGCCCGAGGCGGTCGCCCCGTTGCCGACCATCGCCCGCACGGCCGCGAACGATGCGTTCCGACGCAGGCGGAAGGGCACGTACAGCGCGAGGTTCGCGCTCGGCCATGCGGTGCTCGCCGGTCCGCCTGCCACCCCCATGCGCAAGCGCCATCCCAGCGACTCCGGTGAGAACGGGGTGAGGGCCAGGCCAGGCGGCAGGTCGGGCGGCTCGACGCCGTAGCGGGTCATCAGTCGGCCACCGATCCGTCGATGTAGGCGTACAGGGTGCCGGCCTTCGACGCGCCACCCTGGGCGACCACGACCTTGATGCGACCCACCACGGCCGGGGCGTCGAGAGCACCGGTAGCGACGCCGTTGACGTCGTGGGTGGCGACGCGCGGGCGGTAGCGGGCGGTGGCGGTGACGTTGGTCAGGGTCAGCAGCGGCGCGCCCGTGAACTCCTCGGTCACGGTGATGTCCGTGGTCGCGTTGTCGAGGGTGCCGCGGTCGTAGTAGAAGCCGATCACGTGCCCCGCGACGCTCGAACTGTAGGCCGTGCAGTCGCCGGAGCCGTCAGTGGCCAGGGCGATCGAGGTGCGCTTGATGCGGGGGAGCGTCTGGAGCTGCTCGACGATGGCGCTCGTCATGCCGCGGCCTCCACCTTGGCGACATCGGAGTCGGCGTCGAGGAAGATGGCCTTCCACGCGGTCGCGCTGAGGCAGATGGCGATGACGGTGCTGTTGGCCGCGATGGCCGACTCGGCGCTGGATCCGGTCCCGCCGTTGATGGCGATGGTCGCCGGGTCGCTGGACCGCAGCTCGTACCCGTTGGCGCCGACGTTGAGGATCACGATGGCCCCCGGCACAGGCGCGGGCAGGACGATGATGTGATCGGCGTTCGAGCTGGTGACGGCGACGTAGGACACGAAGCCGGCCGGCTGGACGATGCCGGTGGTGAGGCCGCCGGACGTCGCAGTGCAGGCCTGCACGAACGGCGCCAGCAGGCCCCCGGACGACGACCCGGTGTGGGCGTGTTCGTTGGTCCCGAGATGGGTCGCGTCCCAGTCCTCGGCGTCGGGCTGGTAGGCCGCGGCCTTGCTCTCGACGCCCGACTGGGTGGCGTGGGTGATCCCCATGGAGTGCCTCCCTTCGTCAGCAGGGGCCCGGAGTCATCCGAGCCCCTGTCCGGCGGTCCGCTCTTACGCGGCCTGCGTCTGGGAGGCCATGTAGGTGATCTTCCCGTGGGCGAGCTCGTTGCCGTACTCGAGGCCGACCTCGCCGTACAGCTGCGCCGCCTCGGACGCACCCGTCTTGCCCAGCGGCTCCAGGAAGAGGAAGCCGCGCTGCGGGATCTCCAGGAACACCGGAGCGCACTGCTCGAGGCTCACGACCTGGATGCTGTGGACCGGCAGGTACCGGTTGAGCATCACGTTCAGACGCCCGAAGTCCGTCTCGATGGTCATCACGTTGACGCCGCCGACGTTGCGCTGCGTCTCCTGGTAGCCCTTGTCCGTGATGAAGATCTTGGACAGCATCCGCTTGCCCCAGGCGTTCGCCATCACGGTGGCCGTCTCGCTCTCGCGCAGGCCGCCCGCCTCCCAGACCATCTGGAGCAGGTCGAGCACCTTCGCCTCGGTGAGCGTGCCGAGCTTGACGACGGTGCCGGCGGAGATGTTCGACCCGAAGTCGGCCGCCGAGCCGACCTTGGTGGTCGAGATCTGGAACGTGGTCGAGGCGAGGTTGGCCGAGATGACGTAGTAGGTCGTGTTCACGGCCAGGCTCGAACCGCCGGTGAGCGTCAGGAACTGGACCTGGTCGCCGGCGCTGAACCCGTGCGCCGCGGCGGTGTCCACGATGTCGTCCCCGTCCGCGGACGTCGCCAGCGTCACGGTGTCACCCGCGATGCTCTTGACGTTGGTCGACGTCGCCTCCTGGATGCCGCGGGTCTTGCGGGCCGTGTTGTTGTCGCTCGGCAGCTGGTACGTGCCGCTGATGAACGACTTCTCGATGTCGCGCGCCATGGCGGCGAGCTCGGCCCGGATCTGGAACCGCTGCTCGTCGGTGATCGGGTTGTCACCCAGGGTCAGCGCGGTCGACGCAGCCTGCGCGATGGCGGCCATCTTGGAGTACGAGATGTCCACCTTGCTCTGGTGGATCTCGACCACGTTCGCGACACGAGCGCGGACACGCGCCACCGCGGTCGGGGCGGCCGCACCCTCGAGCGCGACGTTGTTCGCGCTCGCGTCGCGGAGGTCGTAGGTCTGCCACTCGTGGACGACGGCGCTTGCGCGCCGTCCGCCGGTCAGACCGCCGATCGCGGAGAAGAACGGGGTGTCATCCGGCGTGACGCCGATGAGGGGGCCGACGAAGTTCGGCAGGTTGTAGGTGGTGCCCTGCCCGCTGATACCAGCCATCTGCTGTTGTCTCCCGCGAGTAGGGCTTCGCGTTCCCGGCCATCACTCGCACTCAGGCCGGGTGCGTCTTCGGTTCGGTCTAGGCTCCGACCTTCGCCATCTTCTGGAGGCTCAGGTCCAGTTGGCGGTCCATCGCCGCCTTCTGTGCCGCTCGGTCCCCCTTGGCCGCGGCTTCCGCCGCTGCCGCCTGGGCGACCGCGATCTGCTGGTCGATGGTCAGCGCTCCCGACTGGCCGCGGGGGCCGCCTCCGAGGTCCGCGACCGCCGCGGCCGGCTTTGCGAAGAGCGCCGGGTGGAGGGCCTTGAACGTCGCGACCGCCTCGGTGAGACCGTCCACGCCGTCGTCGGTGACCTTCAGCCGGCCGAACTCCGGGGCCATGCTCGCGAGGTCCAGCTCGGATGCGGTGATGCCTGCGGCCGTCAGCGCGGAGCGGATCTCGGAGCGCCGGATCCGGGCCTCGAACGTCTCCGTGGTGACCTTGACGGCTTCCTTGACGGCCGCCGCCTGGGCCTTCTCGGCCTCGCTCAGGGTCGCCTGCCGGAGGGTGTCGCGCTCCTGCTCGGCGGCCTTCGCCCGGGCCTCTGCCTCCCTCGCCTGGCGTCGCACCTCGGCGAGGACCCGCTTGCCCGCTTCCCCGAGCGCTGCGTCGTCGTCCGTCGCGGTCGACTGCGCTGCTACGGGTGCCGTGGTGCCTGCCCCGGGCGTCGCGCCCGTGGTGGCGGGGGTGGTCGTGGTCGTGTCTCCGGCCTGGACGGGCGTCGCGCTCGTCCCCGGCGTCGCGCCGGTGGTCGGGTCGTCAGGCATGAGTATGGACCTCCATTCGCTGGACGGCAAGAGGGATATGCATCTGGTCTATGCAGCCACCTGGACAGCCCCCGCCGGAGTGGCGTCGACCGCGCGCTTGGCAGCGGCCTGCCGGGACAGGATCCGCGTGATCTGCTCCTGCGAGAACGGCCACATCTCCATGGCGGTCTCCGTGTCGATGACACCCGACTCGACGAGCTTCACGAGCGTGTCGGCGTGCTGCGTCTCGCTCGCGGACGTGGCCGGCTTCCACCGCGTCTCAGACCTGGTCGATGCTCGCTCAAGGTCGCCCACGGTCAGGAACGCGAGCCGGATGACCTCCTCCCATGCCTCTCCGAAGTCGGTCTGCATCCCATCCACCTTGCCGTCCAGCGATCGCTCGGCAGCCTTGATGGCCTCACCGGACCGGGGCACGGAGGTCGGCTCGTTCAGCAGCTGGGAGTACGGGGTCGACGTGATGGCCGCGGTGATCTCGATGATCTTCCCGATGACCGTGGTGTACGGCACGAGGTCCGCGGCGGCCAGCTGCCCGATCTTCGCCTCCGGGTCGTTGACCTTGACCCACCGGTTGATGGCCGAGACGATGAGCGCCTCGGACCGGACCGGGCGGCCGATGCTGTCCACCTGCTCGGTACCGTCAGCGTTCTCGGCCGGGCCGTCCGGCTCGGTGTCGATGTCCACCCCGAGCAGATAGCGGAGAGGGAACGCGGCGAACTCCGATGTCGTGGCGAGGTCGAGCAGCTCCTTGTTGAGCAGATCGAGCAGGGGCAGGATGGCCTCGTGCTCCGCCTGACCAGACCCATCGACGCGCGGCTTGTTCACCAACAGGATGACGGGGACGGTACCGGGGACGGGCGGTTGCCCGCTCCGGGTCGAGTCCAGCGTCCAGTTGACACCGCGGAGGTCGAAGGACTCCTCGGACACGGGGCGGTACCCTGCCACGGCGCCCACCCGACCACGCCACCACTCGACGCGATCGGGCAGATAGAGGATGAGCGTCCGCGTGCCGTCGGGCTCGTTCCAGCACTTCAGCGCCGCGAGCCGCTCGCGCGGGTCCCGCGGGTCGCGCTCGACGACCACCTGGAGCGGATCCTCGACGGTGATGCGAGGCGTCCGGTCGTCAGTCCCGCGATCGACGATGACCGGGCACTCGCCGAGCGCGATGGCCTCTGCGTGCGCGATGGACGACCGGCTGTCCATCCCGTTCGCCTGCCAGATCCGCCACGCCTCGGCGTCGTCGCGCATCGTGGCACCGCCCTCGACGGGGATACGGAAGCCCTCCACCCGAAGCCGACGCGCCGGGGCCTCGACGATGGGCCCGGCGATATTCGCCTTCAGACCGGAGAACGTCCGGCCGAACGCCTCGCGCGCTGCCTGACTGTGGAGCCGCCACGTGTCCTGCTCACCGCGGTAGTAGGCGCGCAGCTTCTCGAGGCGCTCCCGGCGGCCCTCCATCTGACGTAGCAGGCGCTCGATCCACCACGGCGAGGAACCGTGATCGAGCCCGGATGTGACCCGGTCGGCCATGAGCTCGGTGGCGGGGATGGTGGGAGTCCGGTACGGGTCGGTCATGGTGGGTTCCCTCAGAGACCTTGGACCTGGGCGGGGCGGTAGCGACGGGCGTTGAGCGCTCGGTCGACGGCGAGCATCGCGGCGCGGGGTGCGACGATGGGGATGGATGGGTCGATGGCGTCCGGCTTCCAGCCCTTCGGCATCTGCTTCGCGGTCACGTTCGACCACTGGCGGGCCATCTCGTCGTTGCCGTCGTGGACGACGATGCCGCGTGTGAGGTGCGGCATCAGCAGCTCGGCGGCGGGCGTCAGGCGCTCGGGCGTGCTCGGGATGTCCGTGACGATGGCTCCCTTGGAGCGGAACCGCTCGTGCGTGCCCGCGGTGAACGCGCCCGCCATCGCGATCTCCGGTCCGTGGCCGTGACCGTCACGCAGGCGTCCGCGGGTGCCGACCGGGACCTGCCCCGTGACGCGGGCCGGGCTGCGCCGGCGCAGGTCGTCGAGCGCCGCCTCGATGTCCGTGATGGACACCCAGTCACCCTCGGGCGCATCGAAGGTGCGGACCTCCATGACCACGCGGTCACCCTCGCCGAGCACGGGCCGGCCCTCCTTGTTCAGCGGGATGCGCCGTCCGCCCTTGCCCTGCGCCTGCGCCGTGACGATGGCCGCGTGCTGGTGCCCATGCCCGATCCGGACGCAGGTGTAGGCCGGTTCGGAGGAGATGAGCTTGACCGTGCCCGAGCGCTCGGCCCACAGGTCGGGCGGCATCCAGGAGCCTTCGCCGAGGGTGTCGGGCCAGATGCCGAGGTTGTAGCGGAGGAACTCGGCGCGGGAGACGGTCGGGTCGCGGTAACTGGCGATCACGTTCTCCAGCGGCATGAACTCGCCGACCGCGGGGTTCGCCTGAAGGATGGCCTGGCGCAGTTGGTCGGGGTCCTCGAGGTCCCAGTCGGGATCGGCCTCCCAGCACAGGAACAAGAACCCGGGGTCGATGACCTCGCCCTTGGCGACCGCGATGCCGTGCTGGTAGAGATCACCGAGCAGGCTGTCCTGGCTGGCGCCCACGGTCGTGATGCCGATCTGCATCCCGCCGTGCAGATGGACACCTGCTGGGAGCCCGAGCGCGGCGGGGGTCCGGGGGCGCGCGCCGCGCTTGCGGATGGACTTGCCCTGGACGATGTAGACGCGGCGCTGCCGCTCGGTCAGCCACTCGTGGAGCTCGTCGCCGATGAACTCGGTCGGCTTGCCGCCATCGTTGGTGCCACCGACCGCCGCGATGCGCTGGATGTAGCCGTGCCCTTCGGGGTTGAGGATGCGGTCCTCGAGCAGATGGTCGCCGTCCCGGAAGAACGGGTACAGCGGGCCCGCCTTCTCGTCGCCGTCGCCCTTGATCGCGAGCGTGACGGCGTTGAACGCCTCGCGGCTCTGGGCGTAGCTGGCCGCGGCGATGACGATGCGTGGCGAAACGGCGGCCACGGGGCCGACCAGGCTGGTCACGGCCGTCCGACCGACCTGCTCGGTCTTGTCGTTGCCCTTCGGCAGGACCAGGAGGATCCGGTCATACGCGAGCCGCCCGGTCGTGGTGTCGTACTCCCACATCCGGTTCAGGATGTACCGCTCGAACAGGGGCAGGCGGACCGGCTGGCCGAGCACGTCGCCCTCGCCATGCACCAGGTACCGCTCCTGCCAGCGTGCGATCAGCCGTCCCGCGGTCGGCAGCGGCAAGCCGTCCGGGAGGCGCTTCTGTGGTGAGGCCCAGCGGGGCGGCCGGAACTCTCCAGGCTCACCCGTCCAGCGCGATGAGGCGCGGGTCGTCTCCGAGGTCATCGTCCTCGTCGTCGGTGTCGTCGCGGTCAAGCTCGGCGTTGAGGTCCGCGAGGGAACGAGCAGCGTCACCGAGGATGACCCCCAGCTCCAGCCGCGAGCGCGGCGATAGCCCGAACCGGTCCTCGAGCGCGAGGATGGCGGATGGGTCGATGGCCTTGAGCACGGGGTTCAGCCGCAGATTGCGCGTCGACCCGGGGACGAGGCGCTGCTGCCGGTAGGCGCGCATCGCACGCTCCGACTCGTCGTAGAACCAGAACAAGCGACGGAGCGCCATCAGGTCCGTGTTGGACGTCACGATCGCGGCCACCGGTGAGCGCCAGTAGTCCTCCCACGCCTGGGCCGTGATGCGCAGCAGCCCCGGCGGCGGCGCGGGCACGGGTCGCGGGCCAGGAGCGGTCACCAGCCCGACGTCGAGGCGCTCCGTGTTCTGCCGCAGCGCCTGCGGCTTGGGCCTGCGCGGCATGGCACCTCATTCCTCGTCGCCCGCCATCGCGGCCTCGATGGACCGCCTGATCCGGTCCGACACGATCCGGTCCAGCAGCGCAGCGTTGGCCGAGGCGTCCCCCGCACGGGCGGCGCTGGTGAGCCGGGCAGCACCCATCATCTCCGTCTGTCCTTCGGCGGTCCTGAGCGCATCGTAGCCGACGATGCGGTTCTGCCACGCCGCGGTCACGGAGCGTCCCCCGAAAAAAACG